CGACGTTAGTTTCAAAATCTAAGCGTTTATTGTAATAGCTATATGTCAACTCGTAGGTAGTATTTGATCTGAAAATGCCGGTGCCTGTCGTGCTTGTCAAACTTACACCGTAAGCAGGCGATAAAGGAGTATTTGAAACGTAATCGGGAAAAGCTGCGAAAGAGCTGGTAACTGGGATACCGTCTTCCGTGTAATATGGTGTACCTACATTATTAGCTATCCCAATTGGCACCTGAAAACTATGATTAGCAAAATCTATAATTTGTGGCAGCATCCCCTCTGGCGTTCTAAGCCAATCCTGAATAATCCAACCGATAGCCTTATTGGGTGCAGCTAGAACGGCTCTAAAACTCGAATTGGTGAAGCCTTGGTCATCTTCAAGCATTGCCGTCTTAATTGATGAATAACTTCCGATTGGCCCATATAATAAATCAGTGGTATTCCCGGTAAAATCTACATGATAATTTGTACCGCCTGCATCTAGGTAGTTAAAAACTGAATTAAATGCCTGTTCTACGTTTGTACAATTTACGTTGTACGCTGCAACAAATTCATTAGGGTAGTTTGGGTATGTTTGGTCACCAAATGTGTAAACTTTAAAATTTCTGCTTGTTTTATCAAAATTACCTTTTTGAAAGGATGAGGAAACGCAACCGCTCGAATATGCTGCTATGTACGCTTGTCCTGTATCCGTCAAAAATTTCCAAAAATTTATTTTTGGGGCTGTGGCTGCGTTTGCCGTACTGCCTGTTGTATCACCAACTAAAAATTTACATGGTATATTTCTTCCTGAATAGGAAACGCTAATTGCACAAACATAAAAAGTATTATTAGAAATAGTTAAAGTAGAATTTGCGGGGTCGGATTTTGTCCTAGGTACTTGCCCCCTCGATGGTACTAAAAGGTTGACGGCGTTCCATGGAAATTCTTTTGTATTTTTGTAAAGTGATCCGACCGAGGTTGACATTCCGTTTCCTTGGGAAACATGGAACCCATCTCGAAAATCGTTGGTATATGGCATCTGTTGGGGCACTGGGTCGGCAATATATGGACTATATGTTGAATTTATGTAAAGGCTTAAATTTGTCGTGGCGTTGAATGAGCCCAAGCTTGCCGTGCGACCTTGGCTTGACATTAGCCAGGCGTAAACAGTTTGCTCCGTGTTTATGTCATTATAACTGCCTATTTTAAGTGGAAATATGTTGTAAATGTTAAAACGTCGATAAATGCTTCGTGTTCGATCTGCTCCATAGTCGCCCTCAGCTTGCCTCATATTGTTACCGGCATTGGCTGCTAAGGATTCATTATCAGCATGGCCTGGAAGTGTCGCCATGCCAACCCTAGGCCCAATCCCCCGATAAATGCCGCTAGTTAAATTTTGAGATTCGAAATCGAGGTTAATTTCAGGCGAAAAATCTGCCGAAAATTCGTCGATTCCAACGTCCAAAGTACCTGCGCTAGCTTTTAATAGTTCATTGGGCATAGGATAACCACATAATTAAATTATTATTTTTTTAAAACTGCGTTGACTAACTTCAAAGCCGCCTCAAGGGAAGACTTGGCGAGAGCTTGGGCCTCCTCAGCGGACAAGTCTTTCAATTCGTCATCGATGAAATCGCTACCGTCTAAAGCTCTTTTTGCAGCTCCTACCACGGGAGCGAATTTTGGCAAATCAAACCAGCTTACAACTCCGTCCCTTTTTGCTTCAATTAAACAATCCGCCAAACTTCCTACTAGCGCCACTAGCTCCAAACTTTCTTTAATGTCCGCCATCGAAAAAATTCTCCTACAATTGATTTGTCCCCTCGACGCCTCTAGTTTCTCGGTCCTTTTTTCTGCTTTTTAAGTACCCTATAGCGCATGTTAAATGACCAATTACATAATCATTATCCTGGCATGGGTACTTTAGATTTAATCCTTCAATAATTAATCTTGCCGCCTCTATCAGAGTATCAACCTGGCAGCCGTTGACGCCTACTTCTTTGATTGGGCCGTTTTGAATTCTGAAACAGATAGAATTTACATCGTCATTGATTTCTATCATATTGGGTGGATATCGGCTTTTAATTCTAATTACGGAAAACCCATCAATTTCATTGATATCTTTCAATGTTTCTAGCGCCAACTTACTGCCCTTTAAAAATGAATTTACATTGATCGATGCTATAGGATTTTAAACATTCCTCTCGCATAAACCTAGATTGTTGAAAGTATTTGTCGTTAGATTCTTTTTGTTTTTGTTTTTCCTTGATTAATATTCCACCTATATAAGCCATCGATAAGATGAATGCTAAGATTCCCAACGGAAAAATTAATTTTTCATAATTTTCAGAAATCACGTTTTATTTTTCCTATCTAATAGATCAGAGCGAATTGCCTTGCCAATCCACATGTAGGCTTCCTCTAAAGCCGTATATGCTAAAGACTTTTCTCGACTTGGCGACAATTGATCAATTTCATTTTCCACGTTGGTAACTAACCTTTTGAACTCTTGTTGAATCATTTCCGCCTTTTCATCCCAAGCTAAGTAATCAAATCGACTCATTTAAAAACCCATTCGCATTGTTCAATAGTTTTATTGCTGTTTAAACAATCCATCTTTTTTTTTACATTGTGAAAATGCACTGTTGAAATCAAAAAAATTATAAAAATTACAAACGCTAACATTGTTATTCCAACTTGAAAAAAATCATTCAAAACGCGCCTCCAAGTGGCTTGCTCATGGCTTTGCCGATAAGATCAAATGCGGCTTGGGTCGTTTCTGCGTGTTCTTGAATCTCATTAGCTAAAATATGAGCTGCCAGGGCTTCAGAAACGCTAGGGGCGTATACACCTCCGCCTTTTTCTTTAATTCTCTGCCATTCTGCCACTAGGTTATTGTAGGTATTTTTCAATGCCCGCTTTACCCTTGCGTCGGCTTTTTCCCTTGTAACTGAGATTTGTGATTGAATGCTTTTGGCCATTGTTTCATATCGTTCTTGCATTTTCTTGGCGGAAAATCCTTTGTTTAACATTGTGATTAGCTCCGCCGTCATATCGATATTGACCTCTATGGCTACAACGCCGTAAATGTCAGTTTCCTCCCCGGCTCCGTCCTCTCCGCCACATAACCAATGGACTAGCGGCGTGATCTCATCAAGAGTTACCTCACGCGTATTCTGGGGTGGTAATAGGGTACTACAATGGATAGGGGTATTATGTTGCAAAACTACCCCACCAACGGCCCGAGGTATCCTGATTTCAAATGTTGCTTCGGGAGCTGTTAAAAGAGCGGGATCTTTTAAGCATTTCCTGCCCCATTCCGGCGTAAATAGCTTAGTCAATGGGCTTGCCTGTATTAAATACTGGGGAGCCCAAATCATTTGCTTGGGTAGTTGAAAAGCCGCCTGTATTGCTGGATTGCCCCGCTTGTCTAGTGCCTGTTGAACTGCGGGATTTTTGAAATTTAAAGCGCCTTCAAAATTTTCTTTGCCCACTTCCATAAAAATCCTTTTTCAAAATTTATAATTGGGAATGTTCTTCCGGATTTTAAAAATGTCCATTTCTACCAAACCATGCTTTGCTATTCTTTCCATTAAATCAGGATTTTGCAAAACAAATCGGCTAGCTCTTTCGGCTCGATCTTCGGCGTTTTTTTCAAAGGTTTCATATTCTGCATTTTGCAAATTTTCGTGTTTATCTAGATTTGCCCAAAATCTTGCAGACATGGGGTTGATTTCATCAAGGTATCGCTCGATGAAACTAAAGGATATTTCTATGTTTCTCAGTCCAGCGAGAACGACTTTATAATGACATTCCGCAGGAATGATTGGGCTGTGCTGATATTCAATAATGCACCATTCCCCGTCCTCATATTTAGTGATATCGAGTTGTGGAAAACCCAAACTTTCAAACCAAACATGATAGGGGCTTTGGGCTGTGCTGATGTAATTCCAGGAGCGTAAGCCTGGGGAACAATAAGGCAACATGATGTATCTCACATAAAATTGCGAATAGGGATACTTTGCATATTTCTACGATTAACAACTGTAACCATTTTTTGATACCACGAATTTTCTAGACCCGCCCATGGCACAATAGGTTTTTCTAAACTTGCGCTTAGAATGGTACAGGCGCGATATTTCAAATAATTAACCATACATGGATCGAATTGGCTTTCAAGATAATCCATATCATCACCAAGTATCTTGGGATATGTCATGTATTCGATTTGGAGATAATTTGGGCCACCTTCCCCAAGAGGGGGGTTAAAGTATAGGCGGTTATCGGCTACGCGGTACGTTGATACAAATTGACGTTCGCCCGATCCTATCGATACCTGGGATCTGTTGCTTGCATCATCGTAAGCCATGACCCCATAATAATTACCGTAAAGGTATCTTACCTCTTTGAGCATAGCGGCACTAAATGGAATATCAAAAGTTACTTGGCCCGCTGTTGTATTAAAATTGGCAATTTTCAAAAGCCAACCCTCATTAGCTTGAAACATTTCTACAGCCAAAAAATCGATAGCTTCCTGGATGGCATCATTTATCTTTGTGTCGTCATAAAATCCACGATGCTCTGATGTTTTATTGAGAAATCTTAATATCTGGCCTTTAAGTTCGCCTCTTGTAATCATTACGCTCTATCCTTCCACAATGTATCCATTTGAGTATCAAAATCTAAATCGTCATCTGGCTTTTGGCTTTCAGCTTCCGATAATTCTCTCAATAAATATCTTAAGGCTGCTTCGCCATCGAAATGACCCCAAGTACATTGAGTATAATCAATTTCACCCTCTTTTTTAACGTCCCAAACCGCAGCCTCTAGGTCTCTGATGAGATTTACACACCTGGGGTGTATTTTTAGTTGATTGCGCCATAAAAGTTCTTTGATGGTCATCCTTGCGCCCATGACGTTTGCCTTAGATGCTTGACCGCAGTTTATACCTCTGAGCTGTAATTCGGTGTTTCTAGCTAGATCATGATCCGCGACAGTAATTAGTTTTCGAATGTCCCAAAGGCTTTTTTTATTCTCAATTTCCATCGCCGTAACTGCCGGAAGCTCCTCAAGGCTATAATGTTCATCAAAGACGTTTACGATATTGTTTTCTACATAGGCAAAAAGTACGCAGGTGGCACTAGGACGCCATCCCCAGTCTATTGCCGATATTACTGGTTGCCAAATTTCCGGCCCCGGCATGTTTGCGTCTATATGCACTAATGAATCAAATTCGATATATGTCTTGCCCTGAAACGATACCCATTCACATTCGTATTCCTGACGAAAAATGTCTGGTTGGGTCTTTTTCTTGATTCGTTCGTACTCCTCCCGCGACACCAGGCCCATTTCAACAAACTTCCAAAGGCCCATGCAAAAGGTGAAAAAATCTATATCCTTTGCTGAATGCCAAAGATCATACCAACCGTTTTTACCATTGTTCGTTGATTCGAGCAGGCAATAGCCGTCAGTTTGCGAGGTAGTCGGGTCGACAACCTTTTGAAAAACGCCTGATATCGTTTCCCCCTTTTCGATTTTTGAAAAGGCAACCTCGGACCAATGTATGAAGCTGTGAGTACCGCCCCTTATTCTGTCTGGGTCTTTATCGACGGAATCCATCCAAATGACCGAACTTGGCAGTTTTTTTAAATAAACTTGTTCGGTGTTGACCTCGAACATGCTCTTGTCAAAAATTCGTTGAAATTTTTCCCTAGTCGCTTTTTTCCCCGACTTTTTATCTTTTGCCAAAAACAGTGAGGAACTGGTGAAAGGTTTACTAGTTATATCGTAAGATATCCTAACACCAAGCTCCGTTTTGCCCCCAAATTGCCTCGGCAAAGAAAGCATTAACCGCTTATATTTGAAAAAAAGAGAAGCGACCATGCTTTGCACTGGTCGCAATTGTCCGGGGCTTAATATCATTATTGACCGCCAAATCTGCGCCCTACTATTTCGGTTCTAATGGCCGATTTAATTCTTTGACGCTCCTTAGGATCATCAATTGCGTCCGCTTCCCGGAAAGCACTAAAAAGCTCGTCCGTTGTCATCGGCTCGCGCCGTATTTGATCCTCAAGTAAAATTTCTCTGGCTTTTGGTGGAATTGTTTCTTTTACAAAATGTTCTACCATCCTTTTTTGACGGGAAGGGTCCCGCCTAATTTCCGCCCATAACTCTGGGTCGTTGCGTTTTATATCTTTAATTTCTGCACCAAGAGCTTTTGTTACTGCTTGAAACTGATAGCTCTTTACTTGGCTAGGCGATTTTCCGTAAAGTATATCCATTGCTTGCAAAACATTGGTATCCAAATTTTGGTAAGCCAAATTATCAACTTGGGTATCTGGATTTTTTGCCTGGTCTAAACCGCGCCTTAATTCACGCAATTCTTGCGCAAAAGTTTCTCGCTCTCTTTCTTGTTCTATTTTTCCCTGAAAAAGCTGTATTGCAAGATTTGTAGTCAAAGGTATGGGCTGCCCTCTGCGTTCTGCATCGATTGCGGCTTGCATGTAGTGATCAAGTTGCGATTCCCATTGTGCAATTCTTTGCTCCGTAGGGCTTGGCGCATCTCCTTCATTTGGTGCAAATACCTGTCTAATCTTATCTAATGTCTGGCTCGTCCGTTGATGTTGGCTTTCTAATTGGGAATATCTCTGACCCCATTCCCTGGATTCACTTTCCCTTTCGCTTTGTAAAGCTTCGAGCATAGCGTTGAAATCTGGGGTATCAGCTCCCCCAAAATGCGTTGCTGCTTGGCCACCTCTTCCAGCTCCCGGATATTGTCCGGCAGCTCCGCCACTGCTTTCTGGCCCTGTATACGCGCCACCAATCGAACCAGTATCACCCGACATATTGACCCCTTGATATTTATTTTTTATAAAATGTTTATTATAAAAGACGTATCATGGGATCGTTTTTTCACCAATAATTTTTTAGCGGGTGGTCATTCTTCCAGAGCCAAGTACTCAATGCACTACCGCCAGCACCCAACGGTCCACCTGTAACAGCTCCTCCTAGTGTTCTTCCCAAATAGCTATCATTTCCAAAAGCGCCGCCGGTTTCTTCGCCAAATTTCCAAAGACCGCCACGCAAAGCACCTCTTGCAAGATCTCTTCCGACTAATGCGTAATTTGGTCCGTATTTCGCCAAGGATAAAAGACTATTCGCTAGTGCTATCCTTACCGCAGCTTTCTTTGTAGAGTGCCATCTTTCCTGAGAGTTTTTCTTTCTCATTGTTTGATTTTTCTCCTACAATTTTTTTCTGACAGCCATTTTTAACAATTCAGCCAAATTCATTTTTGGGATTTTAGCTTGTCTTTCTTTTTCAAAGTATTTTAACCATGGGTAAAAATCAGATGCTTTCGGCATATTGCCTGATGATATACTTGTTGGTTTTTCAAAAAATCTTAGATCGGGTAATGGTTTTGAGGTTAAATTTTGAGCGAATGTTTTTGTTGTTATCGCTGCAATATTCATGGGTCTTTGAGCAAAAGATTTATTTTCATTAACAGATTTTTCGTAATCATCATCTGTTAATGGAATGCCCAACATTCTTTTTTTTTCCATAATGTTGAGCTTTGTTAGTTTTCTATTTAATTCGTCATCCTCATTTTCAAAAATTTTTGGGCCAATTAATTCGTTCATCCAATGTTTGGCCAACATTGTTTTATAATATGCACCAGCATAGTCAAAATCCTTGGGTATATAATCATTCATTGTATAACTGCCTTTGCGCTTGGCGTTTCATGGCTTGTTTTCGTTCCTGATCTATAAAATCTAATACAAGCCCCTCATCGCTTCCCATGTACCCACCAACCAAAGCACCAATCGGGCCCAAAATCGCTGCACCCGTAGCCATATTTTTTGGGCCCGGATTTCTGGCTAATCTGCTTAGTAACCTAGACATCACGGTTTTATTTCCCGGCTTTGGCATAACACCGGACCCCAAACCGGCTCCGAGAGCTGCCCCAAGTCCTGCACCCACTGCCGTACCGCCGACCGTGCCCCTGCGGGTATATCCCGTGGTCTCGTTTTCTTCCGGCATCCCGAGCAAATGAGCCCCAGCATAAATGCTACCGCCTCCGACCCCAGCACCTATCAAACCGCTTTTGAGTGCAATTTTTAAAACGTCCTTTAGGTTTTTTTGCTGAAATGCACCAAAACCAGCCCCAGTCAGCCCACTAGTCAAACCAGAACTTAGGGCGGCATCCTCCGACATTCGCCGAATCTGCTTGTTTTGTTGTCTTTTATAATCAAATGGCGTCATTAATAGCCTCTTTCCCGTAGTAACATTTCTTCGTCATCGTCGCTGCTGCCCATTAATCCACTAGCTATCAATGCCGCTAAAGCTCCCCCACCGGCTCCGATTGACGTAGCACCTGGTGCATCTTTTACGGCTTGCATTCCGCTTTTTGCTGCTCGTTTTGCCTGATCCGCTAAAAATTGACCCTTGAATTGGGATTTACCGAATTCCGATGTGGTTTCACCCATCTTTGCAATAAACTTTTCTAAAGCTGATAATTCTCTAGGACCCATTATTTTTCTCCTTTATTTATTAATTTGCTACCTAAATATCCTGCTGCCGCTCCTGGCACTGCCCATTTCAAATTTTTTAATGTTGGATACATTAAATGTGCCGATAGACGTGTTGCTAAAGATGGTTCTTTTAAAAGTGGATTGTATCGCCCGATAAATTGCAATTTCTTGTTTCTCATCATTTCCTCGGGACTCATTAACCTATCTTTGAATAAATTAGGGTAGGCTTCGGAAACGGCCTCGCTACAAAGTAGGCCATTTTTTCCGGCTTTGCATAAATTACCTAGTGGTCGTTCTTTTATGCCTAATAAATGTTTTAAACCATGTTTTATCTGTTCGGGTCTTTCTTTATATTCTATCTGATTATCGACAGCTTCTTTCATTCTTGATAGAGCTTTATCGACATATTTTTCTGGGGGTCTGTATACTACCCAATCTCTCGTTCTGCTGGCCATTAAATCCCTAGGCCCCCAGCGTCTTTCACCAGAAAATGCGTCTTTCACATAGTTATTAACTAGACCCGTTGAATAACTTTGGGAATGGTATTGACGATTGCCCCCAGCGTAAATGCTGGGATGATAAAAAATACCCCCTTTTGTACCAGTGATTAAATTTTGTTCTTTAATCAACCCGCCGATCTCATTACCGGATAAATTAGGGTTATTTCTGCTGAACATGATATCGCCGGGCTTTAATTTCTTTTTGAAATTTTCCCATTTTTTGCTCGCCCTATGTTTTTTAATATCTTCATATTGCCTATAGGATTTATAAGCATCACGAGGAATAGTTATACCAAGGGCGCTAAAAGCGCCTATTAGGGCATTTCTTCTATGTTTTTTGGCTAACTCTTCATCGCTTTCTTTCATTAATATGGCCTCTTTTTCTTTTTATCATCATCATCATAAATTGCTTTACCAGCGAGACCACCAGCGCCAACGCCAGCTACACCAGCACCGATTGCGCCGGGATGTTTTTTTACGAATTTTTCTGCTTTTTTATATTTTTTAGAAGCATATTTTGATGTTTTATCTAGCGCATCTGCTGCAAACTCTTTGGCCTCTCCCGCCTTTTCTGCCGCGCTTTCCATCAACTCATGGCCTGCCTCTTTTACTGATTTGCCCGTCGCACGGGCATTTTTTTTTAAAGCTGATACGCTGGTCCCTAGGTACTTTTTCAAAAATTTGTCGACATTTTTCATTTTATTCTCCTTTAATTATTTATATGTCCTAATAACTATCTTTTTTTCATTGTAAATTTCTTATATTTTACCCTCGTCTATTAATCGCTCTAGCAAAGTTTTCTGATTTTGTTCCCTGTACTTTTCTAAATATCTTTCGATGGCTTTAGATTTCTTTTTTGGTTTTATTGGCGGGGCTGGTGGGGGGTAGTATTCTCCTTCCCTTCCGACTTCGCCGCGAGTGTATGGGTTTTCGATATCATCGGGTCTAGCGTATTCCTCGGTAGCAAACCAATCCTCCCCCGCGTGTTTTAGGGGGCTGATATCATCTAAATTTGCTTGAATAAATTCATCACGGGTTATTTGCTGCGTTTCGATGTTTTTTTTTTACCGTCTTCTGGTTCACCCATAGGGCTTCCCGCTGGCTTGGTGTAGCGTCTAACACTTTTACGCCACCCCTTTGGCTTACCAGTTTCCGGGTTAATTTCCGGCAAATCCTCCCGCATAATATCGACAAAATATTCGCGATCATCGGGAGACATACCGCCCATTTCCCCAACAACGCCGCCACCTAGACCCTGATTTTTTTCACCCGCAATAGGGCCGCCATATACATTATTAACGATTCTTTCAAATCCTTTTGGCTGGCGAACCTCGGATAAAATCCGATCCCGTATTGCTTGCCTTAATATTTCTTGGTATTCGTCTTCATTCATCTTTTGGGATCCCCGTCTTGGGACAAACATTTAAAGCATCGGCTACGATTTTTACTACCTGATCGTCAATTTTATTTTCAGTATTTGGTACTTCTTTTAGCAACCAAGCGATAATGGCTTGGCGAGCGTAGCGTATATTCTGCGGCGTCAGAATTTGTTTAATTACCCACTGCAAAATGATAGGCCACATACTCGCCAAAGCCTCCAAAAATTGGATTTTAGATAGCACCTGTTGCAACCTGAAAGCCATAGATGTTACCAAAAGCGTTTCGCTGCTTGACTACGAAATTGCCCCAAAGTCGCATGAAGCCATTCATAGAGTCATAGTTGCGTCGGAAGCGGAACTCCGACCCGTCTTCATCGGCAAGATAGGGTTGTTCTCCGCCGTAGTCAAAAGCGATACAACCAGCCTCGGAATTCCACATGAAAAACTGGCTAGGGTCTTGATTTTTATCTTCGATCAAATCCAACATTGCTGGCTTTTTGATCTTAGATTCATCACGCCCCATTTTTACTGGAGACCAAGATAGAGATGTTGCGCCAGTGTCGAAGGTGTTGCTTGTGAACATCCTTTGATTAAGGAAGCCTTGCAAATAGCCACGCTTCCAAGCGGGGTTGAGACATCCCATGTTGGGAGCGGTTCCAGAAATGATTGTCAGGGAGTCCCAAAGCTGCTGGAGAATTTCTTGGTTCGGGTTCGCAAGTCCGGCGTTTAAAACCGTAGCTTGCCAGGCAGCATAGGTTGTGGGGCTTATCTCGCCGTAGGAAATGCTGTTGTCAGTAATCCGAGCATATCCGCCCATACCCCTGCCGTCGGAGGGCTCCCCGGCGGCTAAAGCTCCATATACTACCAAAACGTCATCCGCAGAGGCTCCGGCTGGTACTGCGCCCGTACCGAAAATAGGGTCTACATAGACAGTCCTGGCCATCCGATCCACGCCACGCGAAGAAATGGCGATAGAGCCGCGCAAGGTGGTAAGGGTGGAATCGTACCAATCTAGCAACATTCCAGGTCGAAGACGTGTGGAAAATTTGACAGTGAAGGAACTAGCGGCTGGGGTCGCAGTAACAACCGTCGCTCGATATCCGCGACCGTTACCCAAGGCGTCTGAGTCGAGGTTGGCTGTCATTGAAAGCAATGTGCCCTTGATGTAATCCTCTAAATATTTGCCGTTTATACGGCCCTTTTTGTGTCCCCGAGTTGCGGCAAAGGTGGTTAATTCTAGGCTAGAATAGTTCAATTTTGGCTTGTAACGGGCAAATACTTGTTTTGGTATAAGAGCGTTAGGCAGTCGCTCTCCATCGTTTAATGACCCATAAGATTCGTTGTACTGAAATTGTGCAAGCTGGTTCCATGCTTTGCCATCAAATTCAACTTCGTTCGCGCCAGCTTTTCTAAAATTGGAGTAAAATGAGGAAACAACATTTTCCTGTGAAAAAACATCGTCGGCGTAAAGCTCGACTAAGCCCCCAAAGCTGTCAACATCGCTAAAACTTACACCCGACATAGTTACTCCCCCGTCGTGATTATTCTTTAAATTTGAAACGGTTAAAATTTGTTGATATTATTCTAAAAAATAATTGAGCTGGTGTCAAAAAAGTCATGACAATTGATTGGAGACAATTCGAGCGAAAGCTACAGACCGGGAAAACGCCGGACGAGGCCGCCGTCGAATTGGGATTAGACCCCGATATTGTTAGAGAAAGGTATAACCATGACAGGGAGGCGGCGTCTGTCTATTCGCTCGAAGCTATTGGGACACAAGCAATCGGCGTAGCTTTGGGGGTTCTAGAGGATGCGGCTATGAATGCCAGCGAAGACGAACACCGCATAGCCGCTGCTGGCCACTTGCTTAAGTTTGCCACGGCTGCAATGAAAGCGGCCAATGATAAGCAAAAGATTGCATCAAAAAACAAAACGACACAAAACATGTTAGACTTATTTGATGTAATGGGAGATTGGAAACTTAAAAAACCGGGGGTATAACTTGGCTTTAACCACCGTTTTACGCGACGTAAAATTGCTTTTTCCAGATTTTGCTAAACAAATGATGATAGGCGTTGAACGGGCAAATGCTGATGGTCATAAAATTGCAATTTTTGAGAGTTTTAGAACAGCCGCCCGGCAACAAAAGCTTTGGGACCAGGGGCGTATGACCAACGGGCCGATTGTGACCAATTCTAAGCCTTGGCAATCCTGGCATCAATACGGACTAGCCGCTGACATTGCCGGATTCGATAACGGTAAGTGGAACTGGAATTTTGACCCGTTTAAAATATCAAAATACTTTGAGGATTTGGGGCTTGTCTGGCTAGGCGAAAAAGACCCCCCCCACTATCAATATGCAAACTTGCCCCGGATTTCTGCTGCTCAAGCGATTGTGGCGGAAAATCAGAGCATACTTGCGTTTTGGGCAAGCCTAATCTAGCATTGAAATGCTGGGTAGTGGCCACTATGTCTGGCGCGACATTTCTAGCCAAAAGCAATATCTAGCGGCTGCTTTTTGCGCTCGCCTAACTCTAGGTAAAAAATTAAATACGTCCTGATTATTGTCCAAAAATGTAAACGAGGCCGTAGCAAATGCTTTGGCCTCCTGATAGGGTACACGCATATCAAAAAAACTTCGCTCGTCGCACCAGTAGAACTCGTCAGCCAACTCCTTTGGCGTCTTCAATCGGGGAGCGTAAAAAGCCAATTTTCGCAAGGCATCCTCTGCGCGTAGCTGAGTAACTTGCGTAGAATCCAACTTTTTGTCACCTGATTTTCTAGCGCCATTTGCTCGATCCAAGCAACCTGCGGTTCTGTGAGCTGGGCGTGAAATGTGCTTTTCCTCGTATTTTTTTTTCGTTTTTTCATTTTTTCCCATCCCCTGATTTTAAATCCTCCAAGCGCGCTGCTACTTTGTCCGCTGCCGCAGTCAGTTTTGGCCCGGGTGCCATTTCCTGAATGTCTAATATGCTAAATCCTGTTATCTCATGTACATTTATAGATTTTTTATCAAGTTCTTTGGCCATCGCCAACAGTCTTTCTTTGTCTGAGTTGCTTTCAACTGTTTCTGCCTCAATCGCAGAAATTTTACCCGCATCTTTTACAATTGATTTATACTTGTTGGGGTCGCGTTTTTCTTCAAAACTAGACTCCCACCTTTCCTCATCCCTCGCGATAGCTATTGCCGCCTCTGCTTGTAATGGGATGTACTTAAATAGCCTCCTGATCACTGTCTTCCGAGCCATTTCGCTATAGCTATCGCGCCAGGCTGGGCCATTCGGCATCTGACTTTTCGCCCTTGCTGCTTCAATCTCCGCTCGCTCCATGACATCTAATATGACCCCCCCGCTCTTTAGGCGACATACTGCAAAGACTTTTTCTAGGTCGCCTGGGACCTTATTTCCACAAGGCCGATATTCGAAAAATTGACCTTGCATGTTTTCGCCATGCTCAAAAAAATCACCCTTAAATACGGGCGTTGATGTAATCGTCTGTACGTCGGGGTGTCGCAAACCTAAAGCAATCATGCCCTTGTATCCGAGCATGGGGACTACCTCTTGTCCTCGGGGTATAAGCCAGTATTGTCCGAGTTGCTTCCCGATCTCTAGTCCGAGCCTGGCCCCCTCATACAGTGCCAGCATGAAGCTTTCAGGGCTGCATTGCATCAACTTTGGGGTTGATCTAAATTCCGTCATTGCGAGGCGAACAAATCTTTTAGCGTCGCCTGTTGGCCCCAATGCTGCCTGTATCTGCCCCTCCGACTTGTTTAATAATACTAAATGCTGACTTTGAAACTCGCTGGCTGGCTGTCTGACCCAATTTGACATTTATTCCTCTCCTTTTTTGGGGATGTAGGCTTGAAATACTGCGCTAAATTCGTTTTTAACTTCTGCAAATTCTTCTATATCTTTTAAATCTATCCCTTCTTTATATTTGTCTATTAAACCTTTCTTGTTCCATTTATAACTTACATTTCTAGATATTGCCCAAGGGTATTTTTCCCACAAATCCAATCCTGCGGGGCCTTTTTCTTCGACTTTTAAGGTTTTTTTCAAAAAAACCTTAGAAAATTTCCCAGGCAATTTTTGAAATTCGTTAAATAACATTGCATCTATAATCTGTTTTTTAAGAGCCCTTTTGTTTTTTCTTATTTTGTTCCGTTTTTTCGTTATTGCCTTTATTTCCGCGTTCATCCATCCCTCCTCGTATTCTAACCTTCGCAGGATGGTATAATAATCATCTACCTCATTTTTTAGGTTCTCCACGAGATTATCAAAATTTATCTCGTCCGTGAGGATGTCATCAACCGCATGTAATTTGGATAAAAATTGCAAAATATTGGTCATGTTATCTCCTTGTGTCAGTTATTTGACATTTATTGGCATAAACATCAAGGGTTTTTTATGTTCTTTTTTTTCCTCATATTTTTACTGTGGTCTGCTGAATCGCGGGCGGAAGACTTGCGACAGTATGTTGATACTATTAACAAAAGAAGAAGGACCCCCCTAGAAATCGATGAGCGATTAACACAAGCGGCGCGAAGACAAGCTGATTTTATCGCTGCCCAAAGATATTGCGAACATTGGGGGTTTCTTGGCGAAGATGTAGCAAAAAGGGCCATGGATTACGGTTACCCATGGACTATCGGTCAGCAATTACTCGTCTGTGGGACCATGCCTTCGTTATTTCTCAAAGAACTTTTTGGTACTACGCATAGAAAATTAATTTTGACTAATCCTGATTATAACTATATCGGTATAGCTAGAGCGAAAAATTATTATGTAGTAGTTATTGCTAAATGAGGTCTATTTATGATTTTACTAAAACTATTGGCCCAAACTGCGCTAGCTAGCACCGTTCCCGTGGAGCCGATTCCCCCCAGCGAAGAGACCGCATTGAATACAATTGCAGACGATCTTTTGCGGGAAGTCAACAAAGCGCGAGTCGCAAAGGGCTTGCCATTTTTATTCAAATGGGAGCCGTTGACTTGTGCTGCAAGTATGCAAAATAATTATATCAAATTGACAAACAGATGTGACCATGACCGGATCAATGGGGTACGAAAAAGGCTGCAAAGTTGCGGGGGGACTTATGGGGGAGCAGGTGAAATTATAGCCTGTGGGCATGTTACAGCCAAAGATGCAGTCAATGCATGGCTTAAAAGTCCGCAGCATGAGAGAATTATGATGGACCCGAGCTATAATGTATTTGGGGCTACAGCATACGCGGGATCTTATGTTGTCGTATTTGGGGAGTTTAAAAGCGAATGATACGCGAGAAGTTCGAGCTTACTTTACCCTATCAAGCGCCGCAAATTGTTGACGTGCGGCGCTGGGGTCCCGGTCATTCTCGAATTTCCGTTGTTGATCGTTTCAATCGTTTTTTTTGGCTAAACGGTGAGGATGTGGGGTTTAATGTGACAGTGTATCGAAGCTCCACATCTTCGCCCCGCGTAAGATTAGTAATTTATGGCGATTATGAGGCTGCGATATGGACCGAATTAGATGGCAAAATCTCCGAGGTAAACATCAGGAGGTTAACAATATGAAATTCGACGAAATCATTGCGGGCATTTTGATTATGAGCTTTCTCGCTTTGCTCGTTATGTTAATAGTAATCAACATCGTACGTATATATCATATAAGCCCTTGACGTGTGCCAAATGTTGACATATGACCAAAATATGCAATCAAAGCCGCTTCGAAAAGTCCATCATGGGCTTTGCGGCATCTATCACTAGCTAAAAATGTTTCGTGTGGCCAAATTTGTTTGGCCGCATATTCTGAGGCTGCTTTTTTATGGGTCATTGCAACGGCGCTTTTTTGATGCAGCTTTGCCGTCCAAACTGCTGGGGGCACAAAATTAACATCAATACCAGTGCCGGCAAGAGTGCCAAGCAAATAGCCGTATTCGCGCCCGTAATTAAACATAGCCTTTGCGCTCTCACCCCCCATCGGCTGCGCCTTTTCGATCCAGAGAATCTTGCACCCAAGCTCAAGCAAAAATTGTTTAACGATCACCGTTCTAAGCAATTTAAGGGCGATAATTTCCGCGTTTTCATCGAGTACAGCTATACCGCCATCCCTGCCCGGATCTATACCAGCTATAAGCATAATTTAACCTCATTTTTTAGGATCTTATCCTATGATCAGTTATTTTCCAAGTCGCAAAGGTCCCGTGAAAGTCGCCAAGGGCTTTATCCCATACAAACATAATACCGCGGCTGATCTTGCAAAGATCATAACGACATACACCTGGAGCAATTCCGTATACGCTCAAGATTACAGATTATCGGACAATTTTTTATATGCAGATTTGTGCGTTTTGGATGTGGATAATGACAAAGACAATGTCCCAAAATATTCTATAGAAGACGTAAAAAGACAATTTGCAGAATGTAAAATGATAATTGGGACCACCAAAAATCACCAAAAATCTAAAAATGGTAAGCAGCCCCAGGATAGATTTAGAGTCATCATGCAATTCGAAAAGCGAATAGAGTGTAAAAATCAATATCGCCAAACCATGAACAATCTCATGAAAATTTGCGATTTTTTGGACAAATCATGTAAAGACGCGGCCCGACAATGGCACCCCTGCCGCGAAATTGTACACGTACAGCAAGGGGATACAATACCCGTATCTATGCTCCAACCGATCGCTTATCATCCAAGTCAAATTGCTTTTGAGGATTTAAAAAAAAGACGTAGGGGCCTATCTAAAAATGTTAGGGCGTTTTTAGAACATGGGCATGTATTTAATGGGGGGAGAAATAATAGTATTTACTGTGCGGCCAAAAATCTGCTAGAAGTGGGAACTAGCTTTAATGATGCAATATCAATTATAAATAGTAGCCCTTTTGGGCGCGATGATTTCCAAGAATCGGAGCTAATAAATACCACAAAAAGCGCCTATAAACGCGCCTAAAATAAAAAACCCGCTTACGCCAATAAGCGGGCTTCGGGCGCGGGGGCTCAGTCATAAGGAACCTCTCAAAGTATGAAAAAGCCGCCCACTGAAACGGAAAATAGCGGAAAATTGCTTGATTTGCGAGAAAAAAAAACGCTGCGCGAGCAATTAAAATCACTTAATCCGAATATATGCGAGATACAAAACTACTATATATCTGCGGTTGGAAAGCGTGACGTAAAGGTTGCGATTTCACAAAATGCCCTATGTGATCGATTTAAGCAGCTTATGCCTGAGGTTGTTTCGATCAATAAAGACTTGTACGCAATCGATAGGCAAACGGGCATTCTGGAGCAAATCAAAAGCGCGCGCCACCTCGGAGTACTGATTAGACGAAAAGATATCCTGTTAGACTTTTGCCCTAAATTACCTTTTGCTCTAAGTCTCGATGATTTTTTTGAGGCCCTGCGCCAGACTTTACCCCATTACAAAAGTTGGAGTTTGTTTCCGAAATGGCCGGAGCGAACATCCCACTTGGCGATAAAGAAAGTCGCCCCGGCTAAAACCGGGTCATTGAGCCGATTAGTAGATTACTTTTGTCCCTCGCGTGATGTCGATAGAATTTTTATCAAAGCTCTTTTCGCAACTGTGGGCTGGTCAAATGGCGCGGGGCTTAGACCGCTTTTTGTAATTGCTGGAACCGGTGAAGATCATGATAGTGACCAGGGGACGGGCAAAAGTAAGCTCGTTCACATGCTAGAACGGCTTTGGGGTCGGGGAGCATCAATACCCCAAGGCATGGGTCCCGATCGCATCATTGCATTGCTGCAATCCTTGGGGCAATCAAATGTGCCTATCATCAAATTAGATAATATTCGTGATTTTGCATCTAATCCGATCCTAGAGGCATATATCACAGATGAAGAGATATCTGGATATAAGCTCCATCATGGATTCGGTTCCATAAAAAACGATTTTACCTGGGTTGCTACTGGTAATAGTCCCCACTTTAACCGCGATCTTGCAAATCGCACTGTTTTGATAAAGTTAGCTCGCCCCAAAAATCCGCTCCCGGAATGGCAAGAAACAGTCGAGAGGTTTATAGATGACAATAGAGAGGCAATTTTAGCTGATGTAGGTCACATTTTAACAAGCTCCTCTGTTGTTGTAGAAACTGCAAAAGACGTTGCTCGGTGGGGGCCATGGCTGTCCGCTGTGCTTAATAAGCTAGACCCGGACGCTCATAAGTTTATGAGCATGGGGCAGACCGAGCTTGCAGCAAGCGAAGATCATTTGATCTTCAAAGATCACCTAGAAAATTATGTGTCGCGCTACTATCGGGCGTACAAGTCAAATGTGACTGTAGATAGTGACAAAGATTGTGTATTTTTGTCCAACAATGTAATATTTGATATCTATGCAAAGGTCGCTGGTCGTGCTGCCAGAAACTCCCGAACATTTGTAGTTATCAATAACTTGGCAAAAAAGATTGGCCTCACACGTTTAAAAAATAGCGTCAGGATTGAGGGGCATGGGAAGATAAGGGGCTATCTTCTGAACGGGCACAAGAGGGAAGCAGATAGCCAGGTTTATATAATTACAGCCGAAAATAGTCTTTCTAGCATTGTAACAGGGGTAAAAAAATTTGGTGATTTCTCAAGTCTGATTTAAAAAAAAACATAAAAAGTGGAACAGTGGAACAGATCGGAACACATCTGGAACAGATATATCTGTTCCACTTTTTTTTTATTAATTTTAGATAGTTACAAGGCTCAGAACAGATGGAACACCGAATTGCTTCCCAAAGTGATTCCCAGGTGTTTGTTTTACTTACCTCTCTTTCTGTCTTCTTATTTTCTATTTTATCTGTTCCACTGTTCCAGAAAATCTAAAAGAATAATAATAATATATATTTAAGGGTGGAACAGATGTTGGAACAGATATTGGAACACATCCTAACTATTTGTTACAAATCTGTTTTTTACCTGTAAATTTAAAACTATATTGTTTGTTTGTTGCAATTGTTATCCTCAATATGTATATTTTTGATTATTAAAGATGAAAAAGGGAGAATTATGGAACTGAAGGGAGATTTTTCAGAGGCTTTAATGAAAGAAGCTTTAGGTCTGCTAGATTTTTTAGAGAAAAGATACAAAACACCTTTAGATGCGCTAACTTGCCTTACAAATGTCATTTTGGTCATTATGCAACGACATGGGAACGGCGCGACTAGCCTAAAAGGGTACATTGACGATTTAAAAGAGGTTTTGGAAAAACTAGAATCTATTGAGCAAAAGGATATGGTGAAATATGGAATTCAATAGCAGTAAGTACAGCATGTCTGTCTATGCACTATCTTTGTATTTAAACGTAAGCAAAACAACTATTTATCGTTGGTTGAAAGCCAAAAAAGTACCGGCCAAAAAGGTGGTCGGGGTCTGGCGATTCAATCAAGAGGAAGTCGCAGCTTGGATAAATAGCGGTAGGAGTGCGTCGGGAGAGGGGCAAAAATGACCCAAAAATCGACGCTAAAGGAGATGGCAAGGGCGGAATGCCACGAGTTTTGGTGCGGCGACGAATACGTATTTATGGCCCTTCATGGGGGGAAGATATTTGAAGTGCAAAAAGAAGTCTTGGGGCCCGCACCCGGGGGTGTATACGTCTGGGAAGAAGTGACAGACGAAGACGAAATCGCAACTTATATGGACGCATTGCAAAAGTCCCTAGAAAAATGGGAGTTTGCACTGTCCCACTATTTGGCTAAGACTCAATCTATTTAATTTAATTCGGAAAAATAATGGATTACACAAATGAAATATTGCGAGTTGCGTCAGATGACTACCGGGCTGATCCTAACGCTGTTTTAGAACGGATAGCGCAAGCGCATGTTGTAACTTTAGTCACACACGTCAACATGGTAAAAAAGTTTTCAAAAGGAAAAAAAAAGGAATTCGATGCAAAAGTACTTTTAGTCGATTTGCTTGATGAAATTAAAAAGGCAGCCATAGATTTGTATGATCGGCAAAATACGCAAGTTTTGAAGCCAAAATTGATAATCACAAAAAATGAGTGACTTGATTTGGCGATTATTAAGAGGGTATAACTTGGGATCTTTTAATGACTGCCAAAGGTGCGCCAGATTCTAGCGCGGGGCGCAGTAGAAATACTGCCCCGCGATTGCTAGATTGCCGATTATTTGGCGGGTGTCGGCAAAATAAAATTTGTACCAAGCAATCCATTTAGTTGTTTTATAATTATTTTTGGATCTGATTTTAAATTGAAGTGAAACGACCAGTCATGACCGCCCCCAAAATAAATAGCATCTACATAAACCCGAGTGACATACTCACAACATTCCTCTATGTATTTTTCATGAAAGTATAAATATTCAATTTCATTTTCATCATTTACATTTAAAACTACTTCTCTTGCGTCCATTTTTTTCCCCAAATTTTTTTTAGTAATTCGACAAAAACAATACTCAAAACATAACTCGTTAAAAACATGGCTACGGCTTGTAATAGTTTTTCGTTCATTTTTTCGCTTTTCCGCTTAAAAACGAAAGAGCAAAAATTTTTGCTCTCTCTAAGGACGATAATGATGTGACTAACTCCACTTGCTTTTTATAGCATCATGATAGAGTATAATCTACAAAATTTGACCATAAATGATAAACCATGGGGAAGCCTGTGAAAATTTTTAACGCGCTAACGCTAAACATGATACCTAGGGGCCACGTTGCCCATTTTCTTTACCAAAAATCCCATCAAATACATGATGTAGTGCAAATGACGGGCTTAGTAAGTTTTGTCGGTCATAACGATTTAGCTAAAATGCTCTATCTTCCGACAAATCGCGCTTCCACAACTGTCAGCAATGGGGAAAATTTTCTGGTGGCACAATGGGTTGGTGACAAATTGCCTGACGGTTCAAAAGTCATGCCCATCGGGGCCTCAATTGAAATACACGAGTATTGCGCCATTTTTCTAAGTTCAAAATTTGAGGGGGCGTAAATGTCAGCAGAGTGGGAATTAGACAAATCAATAGGTGACATATTCGAAGAATGTAAAATCAAATTTGGAAAACCAAAAAACCAAACTTTGAATTGCATAAAATCTATTTTTTTAAAGGGATCTAAAATCGAAAGACATAGATTAAAAACAACACTTGAACGATGCGCTGCTTATGGAGACTGGATACAAGCCGATAATTTGTCCGAATTGTACAAAGAATTAGATCCCATTCTTGCTGGGGCTGGGATTTCAACAAAACTCTCTATGTTAAGTCCGAACGATGAGCTGCCCGGAAAAAAATGATCGTTTTGTTTGTACATCGTCGGTCAGCAAACTAACATTGTGTGTCCCCGAAGTGCTTTCTATTGCATCATAGACGCTAATTGTGTCGCCAGTAGAAAGTGAAACATCGACAGAAAATGAGGTTGTGTTGTTAGTAGCAATACCAGTCATAACTTGTCGGTGCATTAGAGTGCCGCTATTTGTGTTTTTATAAATATACATATTCACGGCGTCGGAAGCTACTAAGCCGTTGTACCAAACTGCAATCACTGTAAATCGGTATATGCCGTTATATGGGGCTGTAAATACACCAGACGAAAAGTTATTAGCATTGTCATATGCTTCCGTATCCCAGGCGATCAAAATTTGAGTAGGTGATGCGCTAGCGGACCGCGTTATAGTTGCGTTTCTCGATGCGAAAAAAGCTGGTGTCGGAGTGATCGGCTGAGATGTCAAAGTTTTTACCCCTGCAATTGTCTGGGTGCCTGTCGTGATTGCGCCTCTGGCTGTTGCGCTGGCGTCTGGCAAATTGAGGGTTATGGTGCCCGCGCTGTGAGCCACGGCAAAATCAGTCCCGCTAGTGCCCGTAGTAACTGTTTTTGCTTCCATCCCGCTTGCGGCATTGTTGACGCCATAGACTTTGTTGGCGTTGCCACTAAATGCTGTGCTTTGCAAACTAGTTCCATCGCTCGATACCGCTCCGGCTGTAACCGGTACAGTCGCGGCGTTGGACCAGCCTAAATTTGCTGATCCGTCCGTACTTAAAACTTGGCCAGATGTGCCGTCACCGTTAGGCAACGAAAATGTGGTGCTTGTAGTGACGCCAACTGGAGCCCGCAAACCAATGTATTTTGATTCGTTTCCGTTTTGTGTATCCTGTAGTTTTAAAGTATTTTCGGGCGATCCCGAGCCTGCGCCGTCAATATAAGTGCCTAGTATTAAATTGTGAGTATCGCCAGCTAGTCTATAATAGTTGGCGTTTTCAGAACTAGGGGCACTGCCTGAACCAAACACGAAATCGCCGTCCGCGGCTGTTAATGCACCTGTGCCAAAAGCATAGGAGCCGGTGTGTGCAGCCGTATTATCGGCCCCCCCAAGAGTTACAGCTTTTTGTGCCGTGGCATAGTTGTTCGCTCCGCCGAGTGCCATAGCAAAATCTTGGCTAGCTTTATTTTGTGCGCCAATAACTACAGACACCCCGCCGCTAGCGACTTCATCGGCGTTAGCTCGATACCACTGTAAATCAAGGGCGTAACTCCCGCGAGCATTCCCGCCCGCCGGGGTAGAATCTGGTATCTGGGCAGAAATCGCACCCGAGCCGTTTGGCGTTATGTAAATATTACCGTTTGTTGTCGAAGTCTTGAGCTGACCGTTTAGAACGTCAATAGACCCACCTTCGACTTGCAGAACGCTTGAGGCGTCAGAAACATAATCAGATGACCCGGCAGTACCCCCAATTTTTATGTTTTTTGCGAACCAGTTTTCGGAAGTTGTCGAAGATCCGTAAAATCCCCAGGATCGCGTCGCGGGATCTCCGAAGGGCAAATCTGCCTTGATCAATTTAAGCGAGTTGATCGTATGGGTGCCGCCCTGGGGTATGACCGTAAATCGACCAGCAGCAAGCTCGTCAACTGTTCCCCCTGAGCTTGTCGGGTCGAGAGATACGGCAAAAACTGACGCGTTGACGTGATCAATTGAGCTTCCCGTTTCAGTTTTTAAAACAGCGGGTAGGGCTAACGCCGCAAGTCCCAGGCCAAACGGTCCGCTTGTATTGATTGAATTAGTAGAGATTGTCATCAAAGAGGCAGTGTTGACGCCTATTGTATCGACATTTGCGGTAGTCGTATTTGGGGCTGTAGTTACACCGCTAACAAGCCCATGAACACCGTTAGGATTTCCGCCCTGATCAACGGGGGTTATGCCGGTAAAGGCATTTAATTTTCCATTTATCGAAACATCGCCTTGCGTCTGTATCGCAAAAGTTTGATCTGCCGTGAAATTTGTTAAATTTGAGGCGTCAAAATATCCTGCCACAGCGTAGCCGGAGCCGTCACCGGCGACCATTGGAGTAACATTGACCCCTTTATAGCCGTCAGTAACAAGGGGCAAATTTGGGTGTATATTTAAATCGGTCCAATATGGCGTTGAAACGCTAGCAGTACCGCCAGTGTCGATGATCTGCACCCCGTTAGTAACGGTCCCAATATTGGGGTTGATGTTCAAACCAAAATAAGAGTTTGTGCTAGTGATATTTGGTGTTGCATTAAAACTGGTGTAACCATTAGTTGCGTTATCAGTCAAATTCATAAAATCAGCAAAGATCGTGACGCCGTTAGTTGTACCGACGTTGCCTCCCGCTGAAAATACTTTGTAAGAATTTGATACAGTGCCAGCAATGTTAGAATTGCTCCCAAAACCCTGATAATCTTGGATATTGTTAAAATTGAAATTTAAATTGTGACCGTTAAAACTGCCGTTGATGTCATTTGCGTTTCCGCCAATATTTGACCCAAAAAGATTAGTAATCGTCCCCGTTGAATTTAAATTACCATTTAAAAATGACAGGGTATTGATACTCGAAGATGTGCCCACATTTACATTTGACTGGTATATGTTATTTTGATTTTGAGCAATTGAACCATCAGACACCGAAAAAACGCTTGAAAAGCTTGTGTAATTGTTGCTGGCTACCGTATCGACGCCATTACCGATTTGCGTATTTTGTTGATATCCGGCAACGTCCCCTACGTCGCTTTTGTTGCGGCTATTAACATTTAATTGCATCCCAATTAATTGGCCCGACCCGTCAGCACTAAAACTATTGCCAGAATCGTCAGACCCGACATTGATTTCAGATTGATTCTGAATCCAGCTTGATCCCGTCACGTTTGTAGTCGGATTCAAACTAGAGCCATAAGTATGTAAATTTTGATAGCCTTCGCCAGTCGTTGGGACTACTGCAAGCTGTACATTTGCCCCGGCTGTTGTTGCGTTATAATTCCAACCTGGGATCTCTGAGATTGCGCCGCTGCCGTCAAAACCCGCAAACGTGTGAGGAAAGCCTATAATCAAGCTGGCAGGGTCGGCCCAAGCTGTTACGCCCGCCCCATCAGTTTTAAGTACATAGTTATTAGTACCGGCGTCAATTGGGAGCGTCCACAACCAGCTCGATGCCAAAGATGCGCTCGGTATAATTGTGATTGCTGGAGTGCCCGTTGCGTCTTTATCGAGCTTCAAACCTTTAGCTTCGAGTCCCAAGTTTGTTAAGCTTTTTGCCCATTGGCCAAACCAGATAATTGGCGCATCTGCATAAAGATTGGCAGGGTTGTATAAAAATACAGCCATTAGCAAAATGAGCAAATTTCTCATAATGTAAACCTTTGATGTAATTAATTAATTTAATGCAGTAATTACCATTTGCCCGACAGTCGCGTTTACATCAACCGCTTTAATTGCAATGCGCGAGCCTGCCGGTATCGTAAGCGGCCACCCCACCGTAGAGCCACCCGGGGGAATATTTATTTTTGCTATCTCGCTGCCAGCTCCGCCGATCCCAAGTTGCATTACTGACCCCGAGCTATCAAATATATAGATTTGTTTCCATGCCGCCGAAATGCTCGGTGAAATCTCATACCATGTGCCGGTAGAAACTGGGTTGAGGCTGTAATCAACCCTTGCAAGTGTCGTGTTTGTGTAAACCGTCGGGCTTACTACTACTGGTATAGCGCCCGTTGCCGGATCGACTTCTAAGTAATAAAAATTACGTGTGCCGGTCCCTCGCAAGAGCATAGCCGAGTTTCCGACTCGTCTAGCATCCGCTGGATCTCCCCCAGCAACAAAGTCCTGATACGTTTCTAAGGGAGCCCCTAGAGCTAGGTTGCTAGTTAATAAAAATATTATGAAACTAAATATTTTCATATTTGGTTACCTATTTTGGATTTGTTTGGTTAACCATTAATCTATCAAATAAAATCCACCAGTTACAACTAAGTTTAAACGACAATACCCTGTAGGGCCGCTATTGATAAATCGCCCGACTAACCCTCTTAGAAAAGGGCGAGGAGGCGCGGAAGGCGTTGCAGCGCCGGAGTTAGCCACAAAGTCCTGAGCGTATATTAATTTTGCCAAGCCTCGACTTATCAAGCTCGTTAACTGAGCGTTGGTGATAGTCGGATTTGCAAAAGTAGAAACATCCACGGGGATATCATCCCCAGAAGCGTCATAGAGTTCAATCGTTCCGCCATTCACGGAATCCGTCTGTATTTGTATACTGTAGAGCGTCCCTTGGCGCGGAACCCTCACAGTTTGCCCCGGCGTCCGGTTAACTAGCGACGTTTGACCGTTAGGCGCCCAAGTTGGAAAAATCTGAGTTAAAAGACCAGTGCTTGCGACAGCGTTTAACTGTATGCCCGACCATGCCTCCATTAGTATTCCTCCCCGCTTTCGGGGTCGGAATACACAGGTTGTCCCCCCCGAATGTTTGCCATTTTTGCCAAATCTTTGTAGCCGCCATCCTCAAGCATTTTTCTCAAAAGATGATTTTGATGTTTTTTTTTAATTTTTAATCTCAGATACTCGCTATCATCGCGAGTTGCAGGCTCAATACCTGCATCCTCCTCGGATATCTCATCACCTCGAAACTGAGGCCCCATTAGCTGATATAACCATTTTGTCTGACTCATCCGTATACCCCCGGATCTCCAAACGCCGCAAAATCCTCATATCCTTCTGGAGAAAATCGCTTGTAGTCTGGTTCTGGGTTTGCTCGTCTTTGAGTGACCGGCATTGGTGTTGCAAATTTGGATCGATCTAAAAACATCCCACCATGTCCCGAACCCATGGTAACCTCTCGAGCGTTCCAAGACTCAAGGCCCGGATCTTGTGTTTCCATTTCACTATGACCGCACGGGACACCTACAGATTCCAATGCGCTAAAAAGCTTGTCATCTTCCATGGTGGAAAAAATTGCTAGGGCTTGGGCGCGATTCACTGCATCCCTCCTTTTATCGCCGGCGATTGCGCCGGGGCTGCTGGGTTTTTTGGTCTTGGTCCTGGCTGTCCGGGTTCTTTTGGCATTTTACCACTTTCGGGAGTCGGAGGCTGCTTTTCGCCTTGCTGCTGTTGTTGGGAATTTTGAGGCGCCGTTTGCGCTTGTGCCTGAGCTTGCTGCTGCCTAACTTGTGCATCCTGAGCAATCATAATTGTCGTCGGCGGCGAACCTTCGGAGGCCTCCGCCATCATAGATGGCACATTAAGCTCCGCCCCTGGCATGACTTGGCCGCGTTTGGCTTGATCTGCTATTCTGTGCATGTTTTTGTGAGTCAGGATAAGTTGCAACAACCATTCATGGTGTCTCAATTCCTCAAAATGCTTAACTAAAAACAAATCGTGTTCAATTAAGTGAATTTGGTCATCATCCTCAGGGATGACAATAGGCAAAGTTACTCCATCACTGTCAGGGCCAAGGCGTAACATGTCCATGAAAGCTTGATTTTCAATTTCGGCCCTGTCTCTATGCGGCGCTGATCCGTCCCGGAATTGTTCCGCGTCAAAATATTGTAAATATTGGTCAAGTACTCGAGCATCCTGCTCTAGCCGCGTTTTCAACGGTCCCCCGGCAAGCTCTTGTAAGGTAGCTTGTTGGGTAGCCTTGCTTTTTAGAGCCATACTTGACTTTTTAACCTTAACATCGACGCCGAAATCTGTTGGGGTTGATAAAACGGTAATAACTTCCGGTATTGTGAATTCGCCCGCAGCACTGCGCTTTAAAAATCCGACAACCTCTGGAGCAAGTGTTTTAACTCTGGCTTTGATACCGGAGTATAGTTTTTCGCCAATACCGGCTGCAAAGATTTCAAAGCCTTTGCGAGCTGGCGCTAGACGCTTCTCTTCTCGCTCTTCCCGTTGCTTTTCTTGATACCCTGAGGTTGCTCCTTGGCTCCCGACACCCCGCACGGCTTCGATAGCCGCTGAACTTTCATAAATGTCATCCTTATCCATCGCCCTTAATTGCGCGACAACCGGCGGGATCGGCATATCATCATGTAACCAGCGCACAGCATAAGGGTCGTTACATTCATGCGACATACCCGGCTCGCCGGTAAAGTTCTGGGGATCAAGGCCCGAACCTGATTTAAATAAAAGCTGGCTTCCCATGTTTCGCCTGACTGCCGTTGCAATCAGGGAGTCTTTTACGTTCACCTCGCGGTTTTTCCGCACGGCGTCATTAACGGGGCCAGAAGCGATTGAGCTTGGGGGCACTGCGAGCCATTGCGCCTCTACAAACGGGTGCCATCCATCGAGTTTACTGGTCGAATATGGCGGTACAGTAATATGTGTACATTGACCGTTTGCAATAACAACGCGGCGTCCTTGGGGCCACTTTTCTGCATGGGGTCTGTCATAGTGTTCTACTACATAGACCTTGTATCGAAATAAGCTACTTCTGAAATATGAAAAGGATCGGTTATCATCGCTTAGGGTCGGGGACGTGACAAATTGCATACGCATAAAATGCCGCACAGAAAAGTTAAAGACAGTTTCATCATGATATACGGGGCGCAATTGGTCAAAAGCGGCGGTTTTACCCGGTAGCTGCCCGTATTCGTCTAAATATTCATCGTAATCTAGCAATCGAAATCTTTGGGCCCAACGTGTTTTGTGATAGCCGTTAGTGCCGGGGCTGCGCCTATACTCAAAAGGCGTGAGCATATCAACGCCCATGTCGCCGCTAAAAATCTTGTCAATTATTTGGCGTCCCATGGAATCTGTTTCGATGTCCCATGATTGTTCCGTATATGGTCGCCCATATTGATCTTGTATTGCGCTGGGTATCTCAATTAAGCCTTGCGTAGCGCGATTGGGAGCCATAAACATTCCAAATGGCGTTTTAGATCCCTTTTTCATCCTGGGAATTTCTATCAGGCTTCCACGTCCATACATCCAATTTACGTCGGCGCAAACTTGGCCAAACATTACATAGATCATAGCCGCGGCTGTAAATTCTTTATCCATCATTAGCCGGACCATGTAAGCGTCTAAAAGCTTTTCAACTATTTTTGCTAAACGATTTCCGCGACCGCTCTTATAGTCCGCAGTATCTACCTCCCAGGCGGGGAGATTTGAATATATTGCGGCTGCAAGAGATTCTGTAATAGTTCTAATTACGTTGGTATAAACGTACATAGCGAAATTGCTATTAGTTTGAGCCCGTGACATAAAATCGTAATCAACTGCAAAACCGTTTCTATTGGACCACCTTATCTGTTGGTTTCCATATAAAAATTGAAAATTTTCAAACCATAGCCTTGCCCAACGTCTAAAATATGGTTCATGCTCTTTACAAAAAAGCATAATATTTGGCCCCAAGTCTTCGGGGTCATATGTATTCCATGGCAATCGTGTTGCGTATAAATCCGATTTTGCAATATTCGTAAGCATTATTTAGCCCCTTGAGCCCAAAGGTCTTTTAGTACTTTGTCGCTTTCCATGATCGCCAAGCGTTCGCGTTCTAAACTTTCTTCTAAATATTTTTCTTCATTATCGGACAAATCACCGCCAGAAGCTCTAGATTTTTGCACGTTTTCAGACGTTTTTTCAAAGCTGATTAATTTATCAGTAACAGAATTTAGAATAATATCTTCTAAAGTTACTACCGTGGTTTTAATTTGATTAAGAAGCGCAACGGCTGCTTTTCTCGTAGCATTATCCATATTTTTACACCTGTAAAAAAAGGGGAAGGGGTGAATCCCCCGCCCCTCGAACGATCCACAGCAACCACCTAGAAATTAGGGAGCCGAAACACTTACGGGAAGCTCATTTGATTTTAGCGTCCAGCTTAAAATAAGGCTGTACGTTGTTGGTGCGTCCCCACTTGCAAAAAGCAAATTGGGTATGAGCGTATGGGTAGAGTCAAGGGTCAAAATATATTGACCAGCGCCGGGCGTCGCTACAGTGCGAGATATTAAAACCCTCACTTTCGCACCTGCGCCGGGGTTTGCTGTCCATTCGGCGTCCAACTGTCCAGCAGTCCCGACTTGACCTGAAGCATTACCAAAATCGATTAATGCTGTACCATTTGCGCCCTTTTGGAATTGGGATACAGCCAAAACGGTGTCAGAAGTTAAAAGACCAGTTACCGTCAGCGTTTCGGTAGCCGCGCCGCCTACGCTCGCAGCACTGTCTAAAGAGGTAACACCAGGGCCGGAGATTTGTTGCTTTGTTGAAATGCCCAAGCCGCTTGCGCCATCGAAGCATTTGGCGCGAATTTGAATAGCTTGCAGGGTAGCAAGTAAAGCCTTGGCCTGATCGCTTGTAGTGCCAATGGCAGTCCAAAATGTCCCTGAGGTATAGTCACCGATGTCTAGGTCGACATCCGTCGCCAAGCCTGTGATGTTTAATTCTACAAACTGCTTGTAATCTTTGTTAAGAGGTTCCTCGGCCTCAATACCGTATGCTTTCATCGATGTCAGAGCAAAAGCCATTTTAAAAACTCCTTTTTAATTTCGTTAAGCAATTGTGCCAAAGCTGGAAACGATCGGAAATTGAAAATTGTTCAAGATCCACTCTAGATCAATTTGAAACGAGGTTTCGCCCTGACCTGCTGCAAAACCAATGTTTGGTCGCTTGTTTTGTACCGATAAAGTGTAGCTGGTTCCAGCCGCCGCCGCCGCTTGCAATCTATCTAGTAGCTGCTCCGACTTTACCGCGATGATAGATGCGGCTTGATCCTCAATTTTTTGCAAAACGTCCAAAGCCTTGGATGCAAGTTGTCCATAGGTTGAATTGGCTTGTGCCTCGGTCCAAAAGGTGCCCGAATCGTCACCGATATCTAGATCTACATCGTTGACCGTTGCCGTGATTACAAGGGTTGCCCTTTGTATGCCTCTTTTTTGCGATGGACCAACAATGTTGATACCATAGCTTTGAAACTGGGTTAATGCAAAAGCCATTGATGCAGCTCCTTTTTTTGCTTAATACCCATACGATGCTAATTCAGGAATTGACTGGTTAGATTGTACGGGATTTTTCCTTTTTCGTAAATACTCATCAAAGGATTGATCTAGTGTTGGCCTGACATATTCCTCAGAGCCAATTTTAGAGTAGAGTCTATTTTCTAAAGGTGAGGCTAATCTTGCCGTTCGGTTTAATGCTGTGCCCCCAGCTTGCGTGGCTCTACTTAAACCGTACACCCCTTTTGCCATTCCACCCGTTAACTCGCTAGCGGCTTCGTCAAGTTTTTGACCGTAATTAGACGCCCGTTCGATGACCCGACCGATTTTTTTGCCAGTTTCTCCCATGGCCGTTCCTCGATCCATCCTAACGGCGTTTAGGGCCTCTTCTGCCTCCATCCCCATCTTCCTGTAGTCTCTATATGCTTTTATGCCGTCCGAACCCAAACGGCTTTTACTCCCATAAGTCTGTCCAGCTTTTTCAAAAATTCTAGAAATGGATGGATCACCCGCCGCGTTTGTTGGGATATCTTTAGCGAATCTCTCCCCAGTTTTCCCCCCAAATTTCCCATACATTTTTGTAATCCAGCGAGCCAGCCCGCCTGGAGCTTGCATTGCTAAACCTACACCCTGCATGGTTCCGACCCCAGGAATTTGGGAGGCAGCAATATCGCGAGCCATCCCAGCTCCGACAAAGGGTTTCGAAAGAGTAGATCCGACAATGCCAACTTCTTCCGCCCCGCGTCCAATTCCCCGCGCGATCGAAGACACTGGCCCGTTTTCTAGGACACCTCGCACAAGTTCTGGAGCTTGAGAATTTGCCCCTCGTAACGCTCTAGCCGCTACTGGTAATGTTCGGAAAGCTCCCGCTGTTCCTCCACTTGTAAGCGCGTTGATTCCTAAATCTTTGACTTGTTCCCCTAAATTTTCACCGGCGATTTTTCTGAAAGTTGGATCGTAAGCGGCGATAGCACCACGGGCCAAAGCGTCCCCCGCGAATTGGCCCGCAGCACCCCCCGCTACGGCTAGCGGAATTGATGCGACTCCGGCTCCCGCGCCTGCGCCAGCCATACCCCCCCAAGCTCCACCGATAAAACCTGGAGCTTGGGATAGTCCACTAGCTATGTCGGACATATCGACACCGCGCTTGTTAGTCAGAGCAAAATACTTATTTGATTCGGGATGAAAAACATAAAAATCTGTACCCTGGCCTACAATGTTAGGATTTTGCAAACCCATGTCTTGCAATTTTTCTCTTAAGTAAGCCTTTTTAACTTCGTCATTGGAACCAAGATTTGCGACCGCCACCCGTAATTCAGGTTTTACAAAATCTTCCAAAACGTCATTCGGCTCTATGGCGTTTATCTTCCACCCCATATCGCGCAAAATGTCTTCAGTTTTGGCCTGAAATTCCCCTTGACCATCAACGAGGGTTATAAATTGGCCGTCGGGACTTATAGCCTTTGGTACTTCGCCCATCGTCGCTAGTTGTGAATGTATATCTTCGGGCGTAAATGTGCCCGTAGTGCCGCCGGAGTTTTCAACCTGAAAATTTAACATTTATTACCTCTTATTTTCTAAATTGCGACCTTGGAGGTAAAGGTGGCCCCATTCCTTGGGAATTATTTTCCATGGCTGCTGGCATTATTCCCTGAGATTGATTCTGTGGTCCACCAGCTCTCCCCTCCAAAAGATTTGGAGGCGGTTTTTTGGTAGTTGTTGTTATAGCGGTTTTCAAAGCATTTTTAGTGCTATCTAAATTCTGCAAATACACCGGAACCTTGACGTGTGCATTTTGCACCTCTAGTTGTTTTATTTCTGCACCAATAACATTTTCTAAATTTTTAAGGGAACTATCGATCCTTTGCGTAGATGTCGAAAGACCAGCGGTATCGAATCGAAGGCCCCCCAAACCAGCCTCAATAGAGGCAGCCGCATTTCTACCCTCGACACCCATTTCTGGCTTAGATAGTAATGCTATGATGTTTTGCTTGATTCTGTTAGAATCATCCGAACCAAAAGGAGCGTCCCTATACTCCGCAATATTAGCTTTTACCTGTTGTAAAATTGACGCTTTTTGATTCAACAAGGCTAAATTTCTAGATGTCTCTTGACCCGCTGGCGATCCCGACCATGTGAGGTTAGCCGTTTCTACCTGTGATCTATAATTGGATGCACCCTGATTTCTAGCCATTGTTAAAATTTCTGGCGTCAATTTTTTTGACAAATCGGAATCGAGTCTAGCTATTTCTTTTTGATCTCCACTTGCAAAAGCTGCCTGATATTGGGCGGCTGCCTGTCTAACCTGTCTATCCTCTTCCATAGACTGCAATTGGGCATTTTGTAATTTAATGTTAGATGCAGTGGCAGCGCCGGAGTTTTTCAATGATTGAATTTGGGCATCTTGGGCCTTTAATTGACCCTCTTGAAGTTGTTGCGCTAATTTAAAATTATATTGTTCTTGAGTGAGCCCGCTATCACCGTGCGTTTGGGTGAGCCATTCTCTTTGTCGTTGTGCATCTTGCGCGGCTTTTTGTTCCTCGCTGAGACCGAATCTAGTTCGCTCTAATTGAGATTTTCTCGATTCGATATCAAGTGGGTGTAACTCTTTTTGACGTGCCTCTTGCTGTTCCAACATTTGCTGTTGTTTTGCGCGGCGGCTTTCCTCTGTACCGGCTATATAGCTGTCAACTAGCCGATCTGGTATTGCGGCGATATTGCCCAAAGCTTCTCTTTTAGCCTGGGCTTGCATGTCACCAGTGCGCCGTAGGGCGTCTAGCTCTTGGTCTCTATATCGTTGTAATTGTGATAATATTTTATCATTCGACCTGCTGGGGTCGTACCTCGACAAGATTTCTTCCGCCGCCATCTTCGATCCCCTTTGCGGGTTTAGGAAATTGGGCCATGAAGTCCCAGTAATCAGGATATAATATCCATGATAGTTTTGTCATCGGCAACGCCGCCAGGCTTTTATCATTCCGATAAAGCACCAAATGGCCGGTTGTAATTACTTCGTGCCTATAGCATTTATGCTTTTTGTAAACTGGGAGAAATTTATGCTTTATTCCAATGGTATAGCCTTTTATCTTCAACTTGGTTTCATCATAATTTTTTGGGGCCTGTTTTTGTTCGTTAATCTCTGGTAGTGCTTCCATCTAATGACCTCAGCTTATTTTGATTGATTCTATTGCGTTGGGCATCATAGCTAGATTTTGCATCGAGTGGAATATCTTTCGAATTGCTCAACATGCGTTTTTTTGCTTCTCGATCGGCCAGATAAAAATCGTATTCTGCACCATATTTTTTCAAAATATCCGCCAGGGTATCCAAATATTCATGCACAAAAGGCACGTCTACCCATTGCCTGCCATTTAGCTTTTCATCTAATTTTCTATGGGCTTTTATAAATATAAAATTTATTCTTTCTTCAAAGTTCATTTATTCGCAATCCATTCAGAGTTGTTGTCTGCCGCCGCTCTTGCCCAAAGGAAAATTACGTTAGTACTATTTTGTAGCCCTGTAATCTTGATTGCAGGGTCTCCACCGTTGGGAGTTAGACCCACAACGCTTTGACTGTATACCCCTGGAAAGTTATCTGTCCCATATGCCGTTATATTTGAGGTTATGGTAGTTAATGGATTTAATGGGTCATCATAATTTATGGTAAATCGAGCTTTCCCAATCACTTTGGCGTATAAAATCCACCAATCGCTGAGGGTATAACCTGGGAAAAGAGTATAGTTTCGAGTTTGAGCGTCGTTTAAAAATAGGGATTCCACCCTATATTCTAAAACATTCTGTTTTATGGATTGAATGAAGTTTTGATAACTTTTTGCAAATCTTTGAGAATCTACAACATTAGAATCAAAAGCATCAATTGATAGGGAGTTAAACATAGTAAAAACAGTCATGGGATGACCCCCAATGTTTGGACGCCATCTTTCCAGGAATCAACTGACGTAAGTGGGGGCATTTGAAACATATACCAACTTATTGCCGCAGAATTTGCGCTAACGACGTTTCTAAATTGAATACCCGTTACGTTGGTTTCTTGGAAATTAAGATGGCCCAAATGGATACCTTCGCTATCTGAGTCAGTGCCAAAGCAGTATAAATAATTACTCGATGTCGATGGACTTCTTGTGACTGTTATCAATACCGGAAAATTTGAAATACAGACGAAAGCTAAATATTTCGTCGTATCATACTCTATTGGTAACGGGGCGTCGTATGTTTCTGAGGCTGTTAAAACAATGCTGCCCTGCGCCATTAATCCTGGACTAAGAACTAATTTATTGCGGGGCTCTATGTCCCTAAATTGATATAAGCAAGTTTTGGCGTTTACTATATCGATTGGGTCATCTTTGAATAGCATAAAATTATATTGGCGTTGTATTAGCATGATTAGTAGCGCCCCCAGCTTTGAGCCCTTCTTGGCGGCCCGACGAAATCTTCGTCCTGCTCATAATCACCGGCAAGCTGTGAGGCGGTTGCCCCTTGTTCGGCTCCCCCTGGTGCCCCTCCTCCTCCTGCTGCTGCTGCGGCCTTTACTCCGGCTCCACCGAGTCCCGCCAAAATTTGAGGCCCCATTATTTGCTGCTGGTAGCCCACACCTGCTTGATTTTGTGCAAGTTGCCCCTGGCGTCCGTATCGTTGATTGATGTTAGAAATGTCTCTTCCCGCTTGATCCCCAGCCAATTGATGCTGTAACCCAGATAGACCGCTTCCAATCGCCCAATCTTCTTGGTTTCGTTGTTTGCCGATATCAAGTCCCTGTTGGTTCAAGCGTTGATCTATGCCGTAGTCTTCACTTGCGGCACCACGTCCAAGATCCGCCTCTAGACCGACTCTCCCCTGGTCAATCTGATAATCTTCTCCCGCTTTTTGACGCCCAATCTCAAAGCCCCTGTCGCCGTACCCCGCACGTTCGGAGCGATATTTGCCCATTCTGTCCTGATAGTCCGAATCAGCCCCGGCATAATCTCGCACACTTCCCGAATATCTATCTCTGGCCCTTTCTCCCCTATTGTACTGCGCCGCGCTTTCTTCCCGACCGACCGCTAGTCCCTGGTCCCTGAGGGCTTGCATTTGCTGCTGTGCCCTAGCGAAAGCCTGCCCGCTTTGGCCCATATTCTGTCCCTGTAGGGCGAGCATTTGTTGAGTAGATAAAGGCCCGCCCATTGCTCCTAGCTGATTTGCCGTTGCTTGAGCCCCCAACGCATTCAGCACACCAACATCCGCTAGGGCTCGTTTATTGACGCCCTGGGCTTGCTGTTCGTACATATTCCGCCAGGCGGTATTCACCGAGTTGTTGGGGTTGCCCGCGTCAGCAAGAGACATGGCAGAATTAGCGTCTCTTTGGGCGTTGTCCATAATGTCTTGCAGTCGTGGTTGTATGTTATTTTTATACGTTTTGGTCGCGTCCGAAGCTTGATTTGCTGCTTCATCGCTATATTGCTGTAATTGACCCTGATACTTTTCATAGACGGGGTTTCTGGCTCTTTGATATGCCTCGGTTGCCGCTGCATCTCCTGCAAGCTGCTTTTTAATCACGTCATCACGTCTGCCTCGATAGTCCGAGGTTGAGCGATTTTCTGCCCCAATAAAGTCATCGTAGGTCTTATTTCTTGATCCCTTGTAAGTGTCGGCTGCTGCCGCACTGCCTTTGTAGTAGTCGGTATCTGCTTGCTTTAAGGTATCAAGTACGCCGCCGGTTTCTCGGTAAGCATTTTCTCCGGCCTCATACTGGCGGTTTTCGGCATCTTTTGTGGATTGTTTTTTGCGACCCCCAAAAGTTTCCTCCATCTTTCTCATGCCGCCGCCGTCTTTGGTCCCCCAAATACCCCTAGGATTCGTTGAATCAAATTCGGCTAAGGTATCAGATACCCCTTTTTTCCAAGGCAAAGGGTTTTTTTGGTCAAATTCGCTTCGCGCCATTTTTATCCCTCAAAGTCCTTGAGCTTATTGCCTGTTTCTTCGGTGCAATGTAATTCTAACAATTGTAACACTAAGTCCGATGCAATCTGCACCCCCGTAAGATCTAACTTAATAGCTTGGCCTTGATTATTGGTTTCAGCGGTTCTAAATGGGTGATATAACTGCCAGTTTCCGTCAGAGTTATTACTGTAAAAAACTTCATCATACACAAAAGGCCCACTTGTTGGGGTCCGGTAGCCGATCGAATAGGATTCATTCGAGTCTGATGCAACTAAATTGAGCTTATGGAAGATATAGAGCCAAAGCCAATTTCCGAAAAAATTAATGCCAAAAGGTAGCCAATACTTACTTTTAAGACGCCAAATAAAGCCATTTTGACCAACTCCAAGAGGCGTTTTGTGATAAATAGGGAAGTAATTTTTTTGATTAAGTACCACTGCCCCATCTAATGCCGCTCCTCGCGGTAATTTTATATCGATGTAACCGCTTAAAGTATTCACGGCTAAAATTTGCGCCAACATATCATCAGCATTTGTGAGCCCTGGCGCGTAAGTTGTCACATTTTTTAAAGCAAGAAAGTCACCCGTTGACATTGTAGCAAAATTCGTCGCGTCATACCCGGCGGCGAGATAAAGCCTTCTCTGACCGGTGGAAGGCGTTGAAATTTGTTTTATTACAAAATCTTTTTTGGGAAAAATATCACCGCATCCATGGGTCTTTGCGTCCCAGAAGTAGGCACGATTCACAACGTCGGATCGGGACGCCCTGGACACCATCACGGTTCTAGGTCCAGAGTTATCCATATCTGTTTCGATCTTTAATGAAAAAACATTATCAATAACAGCGTTGTAGGTTTGGGGTAGCCATTCCTCGTCGATCAAATTCCAGGTTATACCTTTAGTGATGTCGCCGCCAGCTTTTGGCTTGTAATACCATGTGATTTCCTTTGCTGTAGCGTCATAGCTGCAATGTATATTCTTAACATCAGAGGGGTCATATAGATTGTTGATCCCAGGTTCTAGTCTTAATGAGATTTTTTTAGGGGTATCAACGCCGTTATCGCGGTATACACCCGTAGGACCCCACCAATATGCAATCCCTTCCGCTACTACTGCGCTGCGATATGAAAAGGCTGTGTTTGTTGTCCATGTATCAATGACTAGATCGCTCGCATCAACGGGGTATTCGCCAATGGTCGTTTCTGATACCTGTACGGGTGCGGTAGTCATCGACCCCGTAAATCTCGCGACGTAAACTTCTTTCGTTCCAAATATCAATAGCCTGGATGTCTGTTGCGCCTGGCCCGGGTAGTTATGCACTATGCCACCCTCAAAACTCCCCGTCCTGGCACCTATGGAGTTTTTAACCGGATACACAAACATGTTATTGCGAAGACTGAAATTTATAGAGTCCTTGGCAAACCACCAAATTCTATCCTGAAACGACAAAACGCAATCATATTGCAAATCAGGCAAGCGGCTATTATCGATAAATCCGCCGGGCTGTCCGCCAGGCAATCCCGCAACGGGGGATTCGCCAAAAACAATACCCGTACCGGCAACGGCTGGATCAATGAAAAATGGATAAAACCACCATTTTGCGGCATCAACGAAATAAAGTGGCAGCCATTCGAAACTGCCAAATTGACGGTAATAAAACCGAATTTCCGTGGAATTTATTTCTTGGCAATATAAACCAGGACTTTGTTGGCCTGGAAAAGAATAAAATTCCCAAAATAGAATTCCACGCCCCTCTGTTTGCGTAAATCTAGGCTGCCCTACCCTGCTCGAAAGATTTGTGTTAGTAACTTGAAGACCAACGAAATCTGTGGTTCCTGTCCTAAATTTTACGGGCTTTCCGACGTTAGTTTCAAAATCTAAGCGTTTATTGTAATAGCTATATGTCAACTCGTAGGTAGTATTTGATCTGAAAATGCCGGTGCCTGTCGTGCTTGTCAAACTTACACCGTAAGCAGGCGATAAAGCAGTATTTGAAACGTAATCGGGAAAA